GTTGCATACAGGCTGCTCTTCTTACTGATGGGTGTAGAAATTATGATGATTATCTAATAGGTCGTAAAGAGAAGAATTTCAGGTCGATATCGCAAACACTTGTAGGAGCTATCGAGGCTAAATACAGCTCTGATCTTCTAAGTAAGGTTAAATTTTCTTTAGAGCACTTACCTGGGGAAGAGATATTGAGGATTAATGGTGAGGATAAGATATTCCCATCTCCATTGATGCCAGAGATTATTGGTAGCTGGGAGCCTGGTGCAAAGAGTCCCATTAGGGATGCCTTATCCGGTAGTAGTATAGTACATAGAACATTTCAGGATAATCCACTTGCTGCTAACGGTACACGACCCACTAGGGCTTTCTTGGAAGAGGTAGGCTTTATCTATTCTATCCATGAGATTCTTGGGGCTGTTGAAGCTACACAGCCAAACAAACAAAGCAACAAATACCTACCGATATATATGTTAGGTACAGGTGGTTATACTACCACCGGTACAGCACTATGGCTTAAAGAAATATTTTATAATCCAGAGGCATACGACTGCTTAGCGTTTGAGGACATATGGGAACAGAAGGGTCAGATATGTTATTTCTTGCCAGCAACTAAAAGTCAGAATGACTTCAAGGAAGGGCCAAACTTAATATCTAATGAGGAGAAGGCGCTTGCTTCAATAGAGAAGGCTAGAGCCAAGGCTAAGGCTTCGAATAATAAGGTAAAGCTCCTAACTGAGATTATTAACCAGCCCATTAAGCCATCAGAGGTCTTCTTGACTATGGAAGGAAACTTCTTCCCAGTACAAGACTTATCTCATGTATTAGCAGACCTTGAATCAAGACTATCTAATTCCGATCCGTCGTATAAGTATGATATGGCAATCAAGGATGGCAAGGTGACTCCAGTTATATCAACTAAGATGCCGATACGTGAATTCCCATTGAAGAAGGGATTTAACATGGATGCATGTATTGAGATATGGGAGAAGCCAAAGTTTGACTCAAATGGAGAGATTCCCTTTGGAAGGTATCTTGCAGGATGGGACCCCGTTCAGGTAGATGACAATACTGATAGCACCCAGTCATTACAGTCATTGATAATAATGGATTCATGGACAGATAGGATTGTTGCTGAATATACAGCAAGAACATATCTAGCAGAAGAATATTATGAGCAAGCAAGGAGGCTTCTGATGTATTACAGGGCCATATGCAACTACGAGTCGAATATTAAAGGTCCATACGCTTATTTCAAGAACAATAATTCGCTTCATCTTTTATGTGAGACTCCGGATATACTAAAAGATGTAACAGCCACTAAGGGGTCGTCTGTAGGAAATAAATCATTAGGTACTGTAAATAGTGCAGTAATAACATCATGGGGGCTGGAATTGGTTAGGTCATGGCTAGAGTCCCAAGCATATGGTAAAGAAGAATCCGTTCGTAATCTTGACCTATTGAAATCCCCAGGTATCATTAAGGAATTAATATCATATAATAGAGATATAAACACAGACCGTGTATCTGCTCTTATTATGTTAATGATATTAAAGGCAGATAGATTAAAGATGATTGAGAATTCTAAGCAGGCTAGTGTAAAGTCAAAGACTAGCTCTGAATTCTGGAGAAGAGCATATAGGTCTAACAAGCAAGCTGTATTAACTCAAAAAGCACTAAGGTCTATACAGCAATGAGATAAACTTGGAATAGTGATAAGTATTTGATAATATTGTAAATATTTTTACAGGAATGAATAGAATTGATAGTAGTCCTACTTACTTCCCAGCACAGAAGATACCGTGGTCTCAAAAGACTAAGGAATGGTATAAGCAGTGCATTGATGGCGGGACGTTTATTGCTATACAGCAAAGCATAGACCGCCATAAGAAGATGGAGGTTTTAGAGAATTTAGATAATGATATAATTGATCAGGAGGAAATTGAGAAGATCTTTAATCCGATGGAATTGAAAGACGCTACGTTTCCTGCTGCTCAAAAGAACTATCCTTTGATTATACCGAAGATAGATCTCTTGCAGGGCGAGGAGATTAAGCGCAGATTTGACTTTGTCGTTAGGAGTCAGAATCTGGATACGCATCATACTCAGAATAAGGAGTTGATGAAGATGCTTATGGATATACTGATAGAGGAGATTCAGCGTGAAGGAGCCACTGAGGAGGAGATCCAGGAGAGGGTTGCTGAGTTCGCTAAGTATGCTAAGTATGAGTGGAAAGATATGAATGAGCTTGTTGCCACTAGGATCATACAGTATTTGTGGAAGCAGCAAGACCTGGATCTTAAATTTGCCAACACATTTAGGCATTCTCTAGTACTTGGTATGCCAATCATGAGGATAGAAATAGTTGCTGATGAACCAGTTGCTGAGCCGGTTAACCCAAGGAATGTGTATACTATTAGGGGCGGTAGCTCTATCTATATAGAGGATTCTGACGCTATTTTTGAAATCACATATGAGCCTATAGGCAAGGTTATTGATGAATTCTATGACTATCTTACTCCTAGCGAGATTGATCAGATAGAGAACGGCTATAGGCATATTGGTAGTGATGGCGGTAGCCCAATCGCTTATCGTAATAGGATGCCTGATATATATTCTAATCTCGATCCAGGCGGCGGTGAAGGTTTCTTAAATCTATCTGATTTTAATAAACATAACGACATATATGGTTTACCATATGATGATGAAGGCAACGTAAGGGTCATAAGAGCGAGATGGATGGGTAGACGTAAGGTTGGCAAAGTAACCTATTACGATGAGAATGGTGATGAGCAAGAAAAGCTAGTATCAGAAAAATATGTTGTTAAAGAAGAGCTTGGTGAGACCGTTAAATGGATATGGATTAACGAGGCATATGAAGGTACTAAGATAGCCAATGATATTTACGTCAAGTGTCAACCAAGAGAAGTTCAGATGCGAAACTTCGGTAATAAGTCGAAGTGTTTTCTTGGGTATGTTGGTATAGATATGGGGAAATCCCTAATGGAGCGAGCAGAACCATATCAGTATCTATTTAATGTTTATATGCGT